TAATGATAGGAATAAGCTTATTGAGTTTATCGGAACAGTAAGTCAAGCTTTAGGTCCAGACATTATGAGACAGTACATGAATGTCGATGAAGCTATAAAACGGTTGGCAACTTCTATAGGAATAGATACTGCTAACCTAGTTAAGACACAGGAAGAGATACAGGCTGAGATGGAAGCTATGCAACAGCAGCAGCTTATTCAAAGCCTTGGACCTGCTGCTCTTGGATCTCCTTTATTAGATCCTAAAAACAATGCACAAGCACAACAACTAACGGAGGAAGCTAATGCCAACCAAGAAGAATGAAGAAACAAAAACACCAGAAACTGAGGTAGCAAAAGCTATTGTCAGTGAATTAGGTGTTAATGATAATCCTGAGCCTAATAAGCCCAGAGTGGTCGAAACCAAGAATGGTCGTACAATGACTTATAACTAATAAATTTTTATGACTTCATCCCAGGTAAATGTCTCTGAGACACCACCAATGTCTCAACAAGATTTAGAAACACTAGCTAAAAATGAAACTGATGAGA